CGTCGAAGTCGTTCAGCTCGGAGGCGTAGCGCAGCGTCTTGGTAACAACGTCCGCGCCGTCCTCATCCACGCCGGGGTTGCGCCCGTAAGCCCGTGGATCGGTCGCGCCGCTCTCGATCACGCCGAGCGTGCCGTTGATCGACTTGCGGAAGCGGTTGAAGATTCCCGTCGGCTGCTTGCGCTCGTTGAGCGTGGCAAGCTCTGCCGAGGTTAGCTGTGTCCCGTGGTAATAATCGTCGTCAACCTGCTGCTCCTGCCTGTTGGGCGAGAGCAGGTCGCGCGAGTCCGCGAACATCCTGCGGTAGTTTTCAAGCGTCAGCTCGGGAGTGTCAGCCAATCAACCCTCCCTCATACGGTTTTCCAATTGTCGCCGCCGTTCGTGCGTGGCCGCCAGCGCTTCAGGTCCGGCGGATTAACCGCAGGCGGCTTTTCGAGCGGCTTGAACCCAGTGCGCCGCAACTCTTCGAGCGCGTATCGCAGCGCATCGATCGTGTGGTTGTCCTTGTCCTCCAGCACCGGAAGAATCTCTTCCGTCTGCGGATCGCGCTTGTAGCTGTAGAGCGTCAGTTCGTTCGCAACCGTCGTGCAACGCGGGTGAACGATGATGTCAAAGCTCTTGAGGAATTGAACGCCGTCCTCGACCGATCCCTGCCCCTTGATCGCCGGGGTAATCCTGTAGCCGTGTCGGCGCATGTAACTGACGGTTTCCGGCCTCGCGCTGTCAGCGCGGATCATCCATTTCTCCGCGCCCGCGATCCCCGGCCTTTTCTTCCGGTTGTTGAACGCTTCGTCTTTCGGCCACTCGCTGGGCTTACGGTCGCCAGAGAACAGGTAGGGAGTTTCATCAATCTCGCAGCCGACTTCGACGGCTTCCCGATCGACATAAAGACGCCGCCCCTCGATGAAACAGCGGACAAGCGCGGTTGGGTCGTGAGCAAAGCCCCAATCCGCCCCAAATCGAAGAACCGCCTCATTGGGTGTGTCAAACTCTTCAACCTTCCAGTTGCGGAACACTCGCGCTTCGCTGTTGAGGCTGTAGTGCCCACCCCAGACGTGGAGGAACTTGTCAGGATCGCGCTTCCTGTCGTCCTCAAGGTCAGCGCGCAGCTCATCAGGGAGCCACGGATTGTCCGACCAGTTTGCCTCGACCACCACAGCATCAGCCGGTGGCGAATCCCCCCTCAACAGAACGTCAACCGGATCGGTCGGCTTGTTCGGGTTCCAACTGAACCACATTTCCGAACCCGGCTTGCGGATCGTGGGACGCAGCAGATCAAGCGACCTTTGGCTCAGACTTTGCGCTTCCTCGACCCATGCAATGTCGAAACCCTCAAGCGACTTGATCGACTCCGCCGTGTGGTTCTGCATTCCCTGGAACATGATGACGCCGCCACCAGGCGTGCGTATCTCGGCTTCCAGTATCTCGAAGCCCGGTGCGCCAAGGGATTTGATCTTGTCCTCGACCAGCAGCTTGACCGAGTTCTTGAGGCTCTTCTGAACCTCACGAACGCAGGCAACGCGCGTGCCCCGCTTCAATACGCATTGCTCAACCAGCAGCTCGGCAAAGAAGTGTGACTTGCCCGATCCGCGCCCGCCGAACGCGCCCTTGTATCTCGCTGGCCTTAGTAGCGGCTCAAAGACCTCTGCGGTCTCAATCTGAAGGACGGACAATGACGCGCCTGACCTCTTCAATCGCGACGGGATTGTCCGGGTCGCCCTTTAACTCGACCGAGTTCAGCTTCGCATGGACGTAAGGGGCTGCGGCTTTGGCTGCGTCAATGCGCTTGGCCTCGTCCGCGTTGATGTCCTGATAAACGCTTGTCAGATATTCGAGCGGCGTGAGACCGGAAGCGACAATCGCCTCAACCTGCTCAACCGTTCGCTTGTTCTGTGCGCCAGCGGGTCGCCCAGCCCCCGGACGCGAACCACCTCGCGCCATATTGATTTCCTTTGATATTAAATCATATCACCAGCGAATGCTGTCGCGGTCGTTTGCCGCCTCGGCCAGATCGGGAATGAGGTTGAAGCAGCGGTAGATCGCTCTTGCCGCCTCCTCACTCATGCTCACTTCGTTCAATCGGGGATTGGCGAACCAAGGCTGGCGAACTCCGCGCCATTCATGGGCGGGACGCCAGAAGATCATCGCCGCCAATCTGATTGCTGTAATCATTCGCCGTCGCTGGCGCGCACCATTGCGACTCTCGTGCAATATCGCTCAGTGCTCGACCGAATTTCCGCGCCTCTTCGGTTGACAGGTTCAGGATCGTGAACTGATCCGGCGCAGTCTCGACGCGGAGATTTACCCGGTCGCCAATGCGTTCGGCGGTGAGCTTGTCCGCGTGCCGGACGAGAGCGCATTTGACCATCATCGCCGCCCCTTCGCCTTCGGTGGCCCGAACAGCCTGTCGAGCATCTGTCGAGCCAATTCGCTGTCAGCCTCGCACACCTTCTGACCGTCAACCTTGGTCGAGAAATATCCCTCACTTGCAAAGCGAAGGATTACCGCTGCCATTTCCTTCTGCCGACCGTGAGTATCGGAATGATCCGATACAGCGCCCCAGGCGAATACACCGGCAAGCGTCCTGATCGCATCGGCTACATCATGGAGAGCGTCTGCGACTATGGACGCGGTTTCAGACACGGGCTCGGCCTTCCGAACGATGTGGTATTGGCGGGCGCGGGACATTGCGCCTCCGATGAAAGATTCCCGCCAGTCTGTTGCGCGTCGCAGCATCGGGTTTGTCTGCGCTTGCTGGAGAGGCTGTGCTGGCGGGATCGCGCGCCTCTGATCCTGTGTTTCCGGCGGCGCGAAATACGACAAGGGCCGCCGAGACGCTAAGCGACTGGCGACCCTCGCATCCCTTCGGATCATCACCTGCCGCACTTGGCGGGAGGCTGGCCGGGGGAGTGTTGCGTGACGAACTAGGCGCGAAAAGCCTAAATTACCATTTCGCACATTGTCGCATATTTTAAGGGTCGCGTCAAGTCCCTACGCGACTAAACGACGCGCGGCGCGATTTGGTTCCATCAGCGCCGCCGCGCCGAGCCTCAGCAATGCCAGATGATCCCATGCCTCATGCCCGTCGGTCGCGATCTCGCCGCCAATGCTCAATTCAGGCGGAACGGGCTTCCCGGCTTTCGCGAACTCCGCCCGCTTATCGAGAATGCGCCGGTTGATGATCGCCGCCGCCCAGAACGAATCCATATCCGGGAACCAGTGCCGGTCAACCGTGACCTGGTGGACAGCCGAGCGGACGCTGTGCCCCGCGCCCCTCAGTCGATCATCCATCGCGTCGAACCATTCGCCGTGGGGATCTGGAGTCGCCGCCGTGGAATTGTCCTGCGAGCGGTCGCATTGTTCGTATTGAGCGACCTTCGCTCCGCCCTTGTAATGGCCCCAATATCCATCAGAGTATGCTAGGAGGGTAGCAAGGATTGTCTCGGCGGGGTCGGCCATACCGTCGAAACAGCCTACGAGCATAAGGCGTCCGGCGCAGCTCATTTCGAACCCGGTTGAACTGTCCCCGCGAAAGTGGCGGAAGCAGGCGACACGAGCCTGAACGCGATCGTTGCCGTAGTCCCTGACCTGCAGGAGCCGGCCCGTCTTTTCGCTTCTTGGCCCGGACTTACGCTTTCTCGCCATCTCTAACCCCCTCCACGGTTATGCCGACTTGTTACGGGCGCATCCCTTCGGGACCGCGTGCTCGTGAACGGCACCAATCTTCGTTGTTGCCGCCGTCCCGGCTTCGCCCGCTTGCGCGGGCCGGATTTCTACAATTGTGTCCGGCGCAAGGCTGAGAACCCATTCGTCGCGGGTCGTCGTCGTTTGGGTCGCGGGGATCGTGTGTCGGAACGGCCATATTCCAGCGGTATATGCCGGTCGCTCCAGCGTCGTGTTGCGCTTCTTGTAAAAGTTCGTGAGGCCGATTTCGCTGCGGATTACGTCGGCGTCAATTTCGATCACGCCGCGACCGTCATTTGTTCGAATCTTCATCCCTCAAACCTCCCGATCCATCTCAGCGCGCACCTGCTGAAGGATACGCTGCGTCTCGCCCTTCACGGGCCTCCAGTATTCGTTCCTCGGGCGCTCAAGCCGGAGCGCGTCCTTGTTCGCCTCGCGCATCGCTTGTTCAGCCGCCCATTTCTTCCGCTGCTCCCACGACGCCGCAACCGTCTCCATGATCGTCGGCACGATCTCGGATGCGAACCGGCAGGACTCGCGGGCCTTCTTGCAGCCGATCGAAAGCAGGTCGGCAGGAATGCCCTTCAGCGTTGCCCGCGCCACCTGAACCCAGGCGTTGCGATCCTCGGCGGTCATTCCGCTCGGCGCGACAAGGGTGAGGCACGCCAGCAGCTCGGCGGTTCCGGCGCTGGCTGAAGCTGGTTTCAGGCGCTCAGAAAGGCTCATCGGGAGCGATGTTGAGCATTGCATAAGCTGCCTGTGATTTTCCGATTGATTGTCCAATCTTAGTCCCCCTCGGATCGTAAATTGCGCCCCATCCCTTCGCCACACACATCTCGATCAGCTTCGGAGGCGGAATGCCGGTCTGCGCCGACACCCTCACCAGGTCATCGTTGAAAGCTTTCCATGCGGTGTCGGTGTTCGGGAGCCGCTTGCGCTTCCGATTTGTCAGCAAATCAGTCCAAACCTGAAGGCTCACCCCGACCGGGAGCGCCCAAGGGCGCGGCGGAGGTGAAGAACCGTTAGGTTCTGAAACCTCCTGGGGGGTTAGAATATCTATATCATTGGGGGGCGTAACGGGCGTTACTGTAACGGCGTTACGCTTCTTGGCTCTGTGCCGTGCTTGGCGGTCGGCATTAGTATTGTCGCGCTTCTTTTCGGCAGCCTTAATGGCGCGCAGGATCACTTCCGCATCCACTCCGTCGGCCTGCAGGGAATCGATGAGCGCCGTGATGCTCACTGGTGCGGATACCTCTCCGGCTGGAGCGCTTCCGCCTCGACTTTCTCAAGCAGGTCCATCTCTTCCCTGCGGTGCATGGCGAGCCTGCCGTGTTCCCGCATCCGCGCGACCTGCTGATCGACGGCGCGAGGCGTGCGTTGAAGCTCGCGGGCGATGATCTTGTGTCGTGTCCCCGCACGCTTGCGCTGGATTAGTGTCGCCTCTTCAGCCGCCGTCCACGGGAAGCGGTTGTGCGCCGTCATGCCGAATATCCAGCGGGCAGGAGAATCTTCCCGGCTCCAGGCTGGAAGCCGTGCTTTTGCTCCCATCTGTGGAACATTGTCTGCAGCGCTTCGTTGAGCTTGCGGCTGCCGCGCTCGGCATCGTCTGCCGCTTCCAAATGAGAGTTGACGCCGTTGCTCGTGTGGCCGCCCTCGTTTGGCGAGCGGAACAGCCAGCGCGGAATTTGCTTCTTCATCTCGGAGCGGACATGCTCAACCCGCTCGCGCGACACACCGAAGTAATTGGCGACCGTCTGATCGTCGTTGATGTAGCCACAGACCAGCTCGATCTCGTGGTCGCTAGTCGCGTAAGTCATGTTTGCCGATCGGCGGCTCACTTGCCCTCTCCCTCGCTCAAATACTTCATCATCTCGGCCTCGACCTCGCACGGCAGGATCATCCCGGTTCCGTATGTTGACGCGACGAACTGCGGGCGGATCATCGGAAGCCGGCCCTCGTGAGCTGCGCGGGCAATCTCTCGGCGCATGTCCTCACGGCGCTTTTCAAGCGGCCATGCCTGGGTTGGGTGGAAGTGTCTGCCAGCCTGTGGATCCGTTGCTCATGCGGGCCAGCTCGCAATGACGCTGATTCCCGGCGTGTCCGTGTAGAACTTGCGCGCCTGGAGGCTGACGACTTGGCTATCATCCTTCCAGATGATCTCGTTGCCGCCGTCGAAAACGGCCTTGATGTAATTGTCGATGTCGGGCCGCGAACACGGCCTGAGCGCGTTCGCGCGTGCGAGAGCCTGCTTCTTCTTTGACCATGATTGCGGGATCGGCAGCCCGATCGCAATACTGACAGAGACAGGTTCTAGCGTTGGCGGAGCGCCCTCCATTGCATCGCGCGCTGCTAATGCTACGCGGGCTTCGTAATTGACGGTTTTCTTTGGTGTGTAGGCGCGAGCAAACCCGCCGCGCGTCGAGATTCGCGGGCGCCCCTTGGCTACGGGCTGACCGGGGATCTCGAAGATAACGCGACCGCGCGAGGGACACTCATCCGAAGGACGGAGACGTGAAACAGGCTCCGCTCGTGAGTGGCCCGGTTCCGGAGGAACGCGCCCATAATCAGTCGCCATCACGCAGCTTCCCTTTGTTCGAGAGATGCGAGGATTGCGCGACCGATAAGCTCAGGGATTTGGGGGACTACGGCGTTACCTAGGCATCTAAGTCTGTCCACCCGCTTGGGTATCCCATGAGCCACTCGACCCACGTTGGGTTCAGCGCTCCAGATGTTTCCGACACCGACATCGAGAGCATCACCTGCTTGCCCCTTTCGATCCTTCGCTTGATCGCTGGAGTCGATCGGTTGCCGCGATCGCGGTTGTCCGATGCGCTCGGCGTCGGCCAGAAGCGCACCCACCGATCCAACGATACCGACTTGTTCGTGAGCGGGTTCAACGTTTCCTTCGACGTGCTCTTGCGCTCTATGTGATCTGACGCTGTTGGCGTCGGGATGCTGTGGCTCGGCAACGATCCAAACCCGGTCCCGTATGTGAGGGGCACCAACGGCGCTCGCCGGTATGCAATGCCATTCCGCGTCATGCCCGATCTCGGCCAAGTCCCCGAGAACGGTGTCCAGCCCTCGACTAAGCAGCGCTGCCACGTTCTCCAGCAGCGCGTATCGCGGTCGAACCACGCGAATGGCTCGAACCACTTCCCGCCAGAGTCCTGAACGGGCTCCGGCAAGTCCGGCACCAGCGCCGGCGAAAGAGATGTCCTGGCAAGGAAAGCCCGCACAGATGATGTCGGCATTGGGATACTCCGCAGCGGTCACGTCGCCGACGTTCGGCGCGTCGGGGAACCGGAGCGCGAGAACCTTGCTCGCGTAGTCGTCGGTTTCGGCAACCGCGACGGTCTTGAACCCGCCCGTCCGCTCCAGCCCTAAGTCAAAGCCGCCAATTCCCGCAAAGAGCGACAGCACGCGCAAGGGATGCTCACCGGATGGCCGAGACAACGAAGATTGGCTCGGTTCATGAGCGGCCCGGTCGGCGGAGCCGATGCGCCCGGAAGATTGATCCCCCGCCACGACTTAACTTCTCGTCACTCTAAGCATCGCATCTCTACGACGCTGTATGCGGAAGCTGTTGCGGTTTGACTCGACCATGCGGGCGAGACGACGACAGGCTAACCAGCGGCGGATCATGCGGCCTCTCCGATGAAAAAGTCGCCTTGGCGCTGAGCATCCTCGATGCGCTTGCAAGCGATGTCGAAATACTTGGGCTCACGTTCGATGCCGATGAAACTCTTGCCCATTTGAACGGCGGCGACTCCAGTGGTTCCGCTGCCCATGAAGGGGTCGAGGATCGTCTCAGCGTCACACGCTACCCGCTCGATCCAGAGCTTTTGAAAGCGCACAGGCTTGGGGCACGGATGCCCGTTCTTCTCTGAGGTTTCAGAGTGCTCGATGAAGTCTGGCCTGCGCCCCATTTGTAGTCGCAAATACGGGTCCGGACCGTAGCAAAGGATAGGCTGCCAGCAGGAGAAGCCCCAAGGCCCTGAGCCGGCCCCGGCACGGTTGAACCAGCAGAGCGTCCAAGTAGGCTGCGGGTAAAGGTAGTGGTTCTGATTTCCTGGCGTGATTGAGACAACGCGCGCCATCTTGCGGCACATCGGCAAAAATGTGTCGATTAGCTCTTGAAGCTCGGCAGGCGTGTCCGCGAAGTGCTCGCTTTCGTAATCCAGCCCGATCCCGTAAGGAGGGTCAGTGACCACCGCATCAACGTCAGGGATGACGGGTAGCGCGTCACGACAGTCTGCCAAATAAAGCATTGCCCGCCCGACACGCTCCACGCGGATCATCAGTAGCCCCCGCTCTTGGGCGTCCATGCGGGCGCATCTTCTTCCGTGGACTCGTCGGCGGTGAGCTTGGACTTCAGTGCATCGGCTTCTGCCCATGTATCGAATGTGCCGAGCGCGTCCTTCGTGTCGAACACGCGCCAGCGCCCGTAACTGTCCACGGTGAGCTGGAGGTTCATGCTGCCCTCGTTTCCGGCTCAGGCATCGGAAGGTTCAGCTCGCGTTGCTTTGCCCGGAATGCCTTCTCGGCCTCGTCCAGGTTGTATTCGACGCGCTGACGAAGCTCGGGGAACGCCGCGATCAGCTTGAGCCAGCAGGACGCGGGCATTTCGGTTGTGCCGCAGATGTATTGCTGGACTGATTGCTTCTCGCGTTCGATCAGCCGCCCGATTTTCTCATAGGTGAGACCGTGCGCGTTCTTCAGTTGCAGCAGCGCCAAGGCTATAGCGCCTTGAACTTCTTCGCAATTTTTGTCTGTGATTATTGACGCGCTCACGAAGTATAACCTTCGTCACGATGTGCGATGTCGTGTTCAACGCCGAGCCGGGGGCCGTCATGCTTCGCCCCCCCAAGCCTCTCACGGCTCCCGGTTCGCATTCCTTCGGGAACATTCGGGAAGTCCCCGAACACCCCCCAAGCGCCATTGTCCTTCGCCTCCTTACGATATTGATCGATGAGGATGAGGAAGGAGCCGCCGCCAGCGAAACAGGCGAGCGTCACAAGCGCGTCGATCAGAAGATTCCCCCCGCCAGCCATCAGAGGTCTGCGCGGGATTCAATGGGTGGGGTCAGTGCTGCGTGCCGGCGGACTGACCCCGGCGCGATAGGTAGGGGAGCCACCTGCTCGCGCAAATGTTGTGACGAGGCCATCTATGCGGCCTCAGATTCGTCGCTCGCATCTTCGAGCGTGTCCCATGAAATGACCCTGCCCGCCGCGAGCGCCGCTAGCCGTAAATGATTCAAACGGCTGTCCGTAATCCGGTGCCGCCAGCTATTGGCGGTGGAAACCGGCGCTTCGACCAGATCGGCCATGGCCTTGATGCCGCCGAAATCCTGAACAATCTTATCGCTGAGCCGCTTCATCCTCTGTATGTTGCGATAAACGCAACGGTTCGTCAAGCCCTATCTGGCGCTCTTCGCAATAGAATTGATGTTGCGAATAGCGACAATGCGCCGATGGACGTTGATACGCTCAAGCGGCTGATGAAAGAGCATGGAGAGTCCCAAGCAGACATGGCGCGGCTGCTCGACTTGACGCCCGACAAGATTTCAAAAGTGATGAAGGGCAAGCGCCGCCTCACGCTGGAGGAGGGGGCGAAGCTGGCACGATATTTCAATACGGTCGTTGAACCAGAGCCAGAGCCCAAGATACCAATTATCGGACTTGTTTCAGCGGGCGAGTGGCGTGAGGCGATCGAGCACGTGACAGAGTGGCTCCCAAGCCCCGATAAGAAGCTCAGTAAGGACGCTTTCGCCGTAGTAGTTGAGGGCGATTCAATGGACCTTGTGGCGCAGGAGGGCGAGGCGATCATCGTTGACCCCCGCGACAAGGATCTTATCGTCGGCAAATACTATGTCGTCCGCAACGGCTCCGGTGAGACCACCTTCAAGCAATATCGTGATAATCCCGCCCGCCTTGAACCATGCTCCTCGAATCCGGCGCACCAGCCCATCTATCCGGGTCGCGATGTTTTCACCGTGGTGGGAAGGGCGAGGAAACGTGTGGCGGACCTTTAGCCTCTTTGCGCTGCTGCTCGGCGGCTGCCGCGACGAAGCCGAACGGCGGCAGAATTTCAACACCGCGTGGGACAATGTGCGGCAGGATTCCGACATTGAAAGCTTGAAGCGCCAAGTGGCCGATCTTCAGAAGCAGGACGAGTTCCAGGACAACGAGCTGACGGCCCTTGCGCAGAGCGAGGACGAGTTGTCGAACACCGTCTCTCGAAACGGCAAAATCCAGAACGACAACACCAATCTCGCCGAGCGCCGCTGGGATTATATCCAGCAGAGGTTGCCGCACTAGTTGCGAAAAAAACTATAGTCGGCGCTTGACACTGTTGCGATAATCGCATAGTCCTCTCTCATTCGATTGGGAGAAGGACACATGGCTACCTTGGAACAGTCACTCTTGGATGCCGCGCCCAACGGCGTCTCGGTCGTTCGCGATCTCCCCGGCGGATGGATGGCGATCATTGCCAAGCACCCGAACAAGGTGCCGCTAGTCGATTACACGAAACATCCGACCGACATGCTTCTGCGCTTCAAGATGGCCGTTGCCGAGCGGTGGGCGGCATGAGCCGCGTAAATCCCGAGCATAAATTCGATGGCGTCGGCATAGCCGGAATGTGCTCCTGCGGATGGGTCGGGGCGAACTGGCGCGGCAAGGGTGCGCGCCTCAACGCCATCGCCGACTGGCGGTGCCATCGCGAGAACTGCGAAGCTGAACTGCAGCGCGAACAGGTGGAAGCATGACCTTCACCCCCACCGATGCGCGCACCCTTGAAGATGCGGCTGAACTTTGCGCCGCTCGACCCGACCTGCGCCCTACCCGCCATGTGGTGATTTATCCCGATAGGTTTTGGGCGATTGCCGCTGCGCGTCACCGCGCTGGTCGTGCTGCGCACCGAGCCAAATCTGCGTTTGTCTCGGCCATTCGGCGACCATCGCATATCGCTGCTAGTCTCGCCCGTTTCCTCATCATGGCCGCGTGTGCGGTTTACGCAATCGCGTTGTGGGTGCAGCCGTGAGCGCGCCGCCGGAACTTGCCGAGCGGTGCGAACAGGCGACGCTGACCGTCGGGTTTTTCCCAAGAAAGCTGCGGCCCGAGCGGCCGCTGCTCACGATGGAGCGACAAATGGCAAGGTTCTATAGAGGTACTGAAGTCGTTGATGCATTCCGGTGGACGGCGGACGAGAACCAAGCTGATGATCCGAATTGGATCGTCGATGCGATCAAATCGGGTCTCGTAACCTTCGCAGGGGTCGGAAATCACGCGGTGAAAATGCTCATACATTCGCCTAGCCGAACCTTCACCGCAGCGCCCGGCGACTGGATAATCCGCAATTCGAGAGGTGAGGTTACTGCTTGCCCCCATCAGGCGTTTCAGCGCGCCGCCGCTCTCCGCGCTCGCGCCGCGATAGCGATGGAAGCCCGTAGGGGCGCGACAGGGAACACTGACGCGACCGCCGAAGGCGGCGACAGCGCAGGCCGTCAGGCATCGCCCAAACAGGATCGCCCATAATGAGCAACGATCGCATCAATGAGCTGCCGATCTGCGCGAAGCTGACGCGCGAAGCGTTCGCGGTCGATGTTGCCGAAGATCGGGCGGCACGAGCCGAAGCCGCCGCGCTGATTGCGGAACTTGTGGAGGCGCTGGATGCCGTTTGCAGCGAATACGTCAGCCATGATGAGGGCTGCGATCTAGACCCCAATTTCGGGTCCGGCTGCTGTTGCACTTGCGGGGCCAGTGAAACACGCGCCGACGCGGAAGCCGCTCTTTCAAAAGCGAGGGCGCAATGACCGACATCATCGCCGACGCAACGCAGGTCTCACCCCAGGACTTCGCACGGTCGCTTGGTCTCAACATTCGCACGCCAGAGGAAAAGCTGGCCGAATGGAACGCCGGGGTGGAGCGCTACATGGAGCTGATCCTGAGCGGTGTGGAATGCAACTCTCATGGAAATCCCCAGGTGATCGAAGCCATGAAGAGAATCGCTCAGCGAGAAGGCGACGCCTGTGTTCAGGGCGACCCGCTGAAAAGGCGCGCGGCGTGATTAAGCCGAGGCCCATACCGCCCCTTAGCGAGAATGACCGCGCAAGGTTCTGGAGCAAAGTGGACCGACGGGGAGCCGACGACTGTTGGCTTTGGCTTGCCGCTCGGAGGAAAGGCTACGGCAGATTTGGCATTAAGAAAGGCCGAGCCTACCCGGCCACGCGCGTCGCTTGGGTTATCACATACGGCGAGCAGCCAGACGGACATGTCTGCCACAAATGCGACAATCCGCCCTGCGTGAATCCGAGCCATCTCTTTGTCGGCACACCCACCGACAACATGAGAGACATGTCAGTTAAAGGGAGGCACTGGAACAGCAAGAAAACGCACTGTCCCCAGGGCCATACGTTCGACCCCGAAAACACCTTTCGCGCGCACGGTGGCGGCCGAGGCTGTCGCGAGTGCCGCAAGATACGGCTCAGGGAGCTGCGGATGAAGGAATCGGCCCGCGCCTCAAGGCGGGAATACGCGAGGCTCCGCAGTGCGGCGTATGTAGCCGCCGGCCTGACAACCAAAGGGAAGCCGCGCGTTCGACCCGTTAGCAACCCGCAAGTGATCGAGGCGAAGCGGAGAATAGCCGAGGGACAGTTCACGGAGGTTGTTTCAGACCCGCTTCCACATCTCGAACCGAAACGGAGGGCCGCGTGATTATTTTCCGCAACCAGGGCCTCATCGATCTTGCTGCCATTCGCACGCTTGGCGTGTCGGTGAAAGAAGAAGGCGCTATTGGCTACTTCGGCACCGGCCTGAAGTTCGCAATCGCGACTATCCTTCGCGGCGGCGGCTCAATCTCCATTCATCGCGGCGAGCAGGAGCATCGCTTTGCAACCGTTGAGAAAGACGTTCGCGGCAAGCCATTTCACATCGTTACAATGGACGGCCAAGAGCTTGGTTTTACTACCACTTTGGGCCGCGATTGGCAACCTTGGATGGCCTTCCGCGAACTCGCTTGCAATGCTCTGGACGAGGGCGGCAGGTTCTATGCCGAGCGCTTCGATGTTGGCGAAATCTCTGCTGACGAAACCGTGGTTGTCGTCTGCTCAGAAGAGATTGAGGACGCCTACTATTCACGCTCCGAAATCTTGCTCGAAACCGCGCCGGTCTATGCGAACGACTACATCGAAATCCGACCCGGCAAGTCGCACCATCTCTACTATCGGGGCGTCCGCGTTCACAAGTTCGGCTACCCTACCGCGCAAACCTATAACCTGCTGCGCAAGATCGACCTTACTGAGGACAGGACGCTCAAATACTGGTGGGAAGCGGACGATCATATCGCACGCGGCCTTGCGCAATGCGACCGAGAAGAATTGGTCCTTGCCGCACTAACCTGCGGCGACGATTACCACGAACACAGCCTATCGTTCAGCGAGGCATTTAAGCCATCGCCAACATTCCTTCGCGTGGCCGCCGGTCTGCGTGGGCGGCTCGACAACATCAAAGATGCGAACCCGTCTGCCATGAAAATGGCGCGGCTGCTCAGCCTGTCTGATCTTGGCCCGAGCGAAAGCGTTGAGCTTCATCCGTTGGAGCGCTCGCGGTTCGAGAAGGCGAAGGCGTTCCTCATCGCGTCCGGCTACAACATCGACCGCTATCCGATCACGATTGTCGATGACCTCGGCGACGGCATTCACGGTCTCGCGAAAGAGGATCGCATTTTCATCGCCAAAGCCGCCTTCCAGAAAGGCACAAAGGAAGTCGCGGCCACGCTGTTCGAGGAGTTCGCGCATCTGCGCACCGGGCACGGCGACATGACCCGCGAACTGCAAACATGGCTGATGGATGAGCTGCTGTTCCACGCGGAGAAAAACGCGGGAGCGGTGCTGTGACAGCCGCAAAAGGAGGACTGACCGTGGCAACCCGATCAACCCAGGATAAGCCGCTCAAGGTCGTTGGGGAAACCGTCGCCGATGTGTTGAGCGAGATGGACAAGCGCTCCGAGCTAAACCTTCGCATCTGGAAGGCGCTCGGCAAAACGGATCCCGCGCACACAAAGCAATTCCAGCGAGCGGGCGGTTTTCGCGGAACGGCGATCAAGCCCATCTGGATCACCCAACGCCTCACGGAGCTGTTCGGCCCGGTCGGCGAGGGATGGGGCATGGACAAGCCCGAATACGAGATGGTTCACAGTCAGGATGGCGAGGTGCTGGTCTATTGCACGGTTGCCGGATGGTATCGCGAGGCAGGGCGAGAGCGCTGCACTGTCTATGGCGTCGGCGGCGACAAGGCCGTGGCATGGGTCGGGCGAGACAACAGCCGCCGCATGGTCGCGGATGACGAAGCGTTCAAGAAGGCGTTCACGGACGCAATCGGCAACGCCTTCAAGTTCATCGGCGTTGGCGCTGATGTCCACATGGGGCTGTTCGAGGACTCGAAGTATCTGGCCGAAGTCGCAGCCGAGTTTCACCCGCCAGCCAATGAAGAGCCGAAGGCGGGGAAGCGGCTCCCAACGGACATGTCCGACACGCAGCTTCGCGGCTGCATCAAGTCGCTGATCCACAACCTCAACGGCGTTGGCTCGACGGCGGACTTCGAAGAATTGATGGAGCTGCCCGAGACCAAGGAAACGGTCGAGCAATGCGCGCGCCGCTTCCCCGCCTGGTATGAAACCGGAGAGGGTCTGCCCGCCGAGTTCAAGCCACTCAAGAAGATCATCGAAGAAACGCGCAAAGGACTGCGCGAACTGGAGAGTGCAGAATGAGCGACAGATACGACCTGCTGACCGCCCGCGAAAAGGACGGCAAGAGCTATTTCACCAAGATCGGCGTCATGTTCCAGAACCGGAGCGGGGACGGCTTTACCTGCTTTTTCGAGGCGCTTCCGATCCCCGGCCCCGATGGCTGCAAGGTCATTGTGAAGAAGGCTGACACAACGGGCAACCAAGGCGGCACTCGACGCGAACAGCGACCGCAACCAGCGTCCGCCTACGACGACGCAGACGAAAGCGCTCCGTTCTAGCAATGGCGCTACCAGCTCGCCTCGAACCGGATCGCATCAAGGCAAAGGAACGCCTGCGCTCGCCCGCTCACCGTGATTGGGTTCGCGGGCATTATTGCAGCGTTCCGGGCTGCCAGTTGATGCCAATCGAGGTCGCGCACGTTCGACGGGGTTGCGGTGGCGGCATGGGGCGCAAAACCAGCGATGCCTTTGTCCTGAGTCTGTGCCGCGAGCATCACGCCGAGCAGCATAGGATCGGCGAGCAATCGTTCGAGGCGCGCCACGGCTTTTCAATGCTCGACAAGGCGCGCGAGTTTTACCGGGCAAGCCCGCATCGCGGAAAGTTGGATGATCCGTATGGCTAGATTCTACCTTGGTGGACCATATTCGCGCCAGAAGGCGAAGGAAGCGGTCGATCTCGCCCCGCAAGGCTATGTCTGCGAGGTCCGCGAGAAGAAGCGTTCAGATGACCAGAACCGGATATTGCACGCGCTGATCGACGACATACGCGACCAAGTCGATGGCGCTGCCGAATGGTCGCGCGACGAATGGAAGCTGCGGTTCATGCACGCGCTTCGCAACGAAACGCGGTTCCTGCCTGAGCTGGATGGCAACGGCGTGTTCCCGGTCGGGCAAAAGACGAGCGAGCTTGGTGTGTCGCAGTTCTCCGCGCTCGTGGACCTGATTTACGAATGGGGAGCGCGCAACGGTGTGCGCTTCCGCGATATTCGTGAGGCAGCATGACTGACCCAGTGAGGAGATTAGTGGGATGGATATAGATACTGGGCGCGACCCTTCGGGTCAGGCTCTCGTCTCCGATGGAGCTGCTGCGCATCTCCACCCTACGGGCTTCGATCCTTCGCGCTATTACCCGTGCCCGTTCGATGGGCGCTTGGCGCGAACGCCGTATCTGGTGCTGCCCAAACTGGCTATCCAAGTGATGCCGTGGGAATGGCGCGTTCGCTTCGACGCGATGCTCCAAGAGATGGAGGACGTCGGACTAGAAACGCCGACTTACGAGGTCGTCCGCTCGGGCGGAGAGATTCGGCAAAAGATGTGCCGCGATAAGGATGATTGGCGCTGCGGCGAGCGCGTTCCCGTCGCATCGATCGATGATCCCTGGGCCGACTACCGCCACAATCAGGAGGCGAAGGTGAAAGCGCTTTGTCCGCGTTTTGCGTCAGGGATGAGCGCCTTTGGTCAAGACGCCGAAGAGCGGCTTGAGGCGAAGCCCGCCAGCCCGACCCGTAGCGAAGCGGAGGGGGACGCCCATGCATAGCAACGGCCACAGAGGCTACATCGACTCAAAGCTAAGCCTAAGATCACCCTGGGTATTGGTAAGAAAGAAGGGGCATAGGGAGTTTGTCGAGCTGAAGCCGGTTTGGAGGAAGGCTGCGTGATTGGGCGCGCCCTTCGGGCTGGGCTTTCGTCCCTTCGGGATCGAGCCGCTGCGCGTCTTGCCGGTTCCCGCTTCAATCCCTTGCGCTGGAGGAAGGTGCGAGAGGAGATGCCGCCGCTTCACCAGCAAGTGTTGGTGGCGCTCAAAGGCGGTGCGGGCTTTATCGCCGACGTGGCGTGCTACATTGGTGAGCAGGACGACGGCGCGGGCAGGAAGGTTGACCGCTGGATACTGGCCGATGTGCGCCTTGAGACGCGCCAGATCACCCATTGGAAGCCGATTACGGAGCCGATGTGAACCGTCCCGCCCTCCCCGATTGGCCCCGGCTGATGGGCGAGGACATGGCGGCGGCCTATGTGTCGCTGTCAGCTACAACGCTGCGCGAGAAAGGCCCTGCACCGGCTCGGCTAGGCAAGCGCAGGCTCTACGACCGCCACGACCTCGACAGATGGGCGGACAGGCTTGCGGGGCAGCCATTGACGGCGCAGGAAATGCAACAGGAAGCCGCCGAGGTCGAGCGCCGCTTCCTGGAGAAACGCCGTGCCAGAGGATAGGCCGAAGTTCACCTATGTTGTGAAGGGGCGCTACTGGCGCTTCCGCAGGGGCGGCCTGAAAGCCCCGCTGCCGGGAAAGCCGGGACAGGCGATCTTCGCCGCCGAATATGCGCGGCTGCTGGCGCTCTCGGAATGCGAACCGGACAAACCCGATGAAACATCGCTCGCGTGGCTGATTGGCCGCTACAGGGAAAGCGCCGAGTTCATGGCGCTGCGACCGCCCACGCAGCTCGACTATGGCCGGACATTGGACGCGCTGAAGGTCGATGCGCTGGCGAGCGAGCCTTACAAGCTCATCACCGGGCCAATGGTGAAGGCCGTCCGCGACGAATACCGGCGCACTCCGCGCAAGGCGCACAAGCTCAAACAAATGGTGAGCCGCCTCTACACATGGGCGCAGGAAGAATCGCTTGTGCCGCAAGGCTACAACCCGGCGTCGAACTTCAAGCGGCTCAAGGTGAGGCAGAAGGCGATTTCGCCGTGGTCTGAGGAAGAGATCGCCCTGTTCCTCGCCCATTGCCCCGCCGAGCTGAAAACGCCGTTCCTGCTGGCGCTATGCACCGGGCAGCGGGCGGAGGACGCGGTGACAATGGAGTGGAGCGCCTATCAGGGCGCGTTCATTCGGGTGCGCCAGAGTAAGACCGGCGAACCGCTGGACATTGCCTGCCACCCGACTTTGCGGGCGCACCTGGACGAGATCAGGACGAGCTTCGGCGGAAGGATCGCGCGCACGGCGCTGAAGCGCCCCTATTCAGCCAATGGCTTCGCGCAGCACATTCGCCGGGTCGCGGAGAAGATCCCTGACTTCCCGAAGGATCGCAGTCCGCACGGCTTGCGCTACGCGGCAGCGGGCAGACTTGAGGAGGCGGGAGTGACACCAATGGAGGCGTCGAGCATCCTGGGCCATCGCACCTATCAGATGGCGATGAAGTATCTTTCGCAGCGCAAGCGCTCTGCTGAGGCGATGGCGAAAGTGACTTCCAATGGCGGTGCGAAATGCTAGTTGCGGCGGCGCGGAACGAATGCGGCACAAAGCGCGAAACTGCTAACCGTGGCAGGATTGGGGTGCTAACTTGTTCGGGCGGCGGGGCCAGAAATGGCGCAAATCTGCCGCTGAGGCCCGATGGCGGAGTGGTTACGCAGAGGACTGCAAATCCGCTTCCCCGCGCCGATTCCCGCGATAGTTCGCACAATTCACCGTCTGTTCCGCGCATGGTCTGCCGAGGGGCAGATGTTCCAAGTGCTAACCGCGCAAGGGATACCCGCCGGATGGTGGAGACGCGCAGCGGCTCCATGCGAAGCACGGGTAGCCCGGTCCCGTCAGGGATGCGCCCAGAACCTATAGCCACCACCCCGGAGACACCGAAATGACGGACATTGTTGAGGAACAGAGGAGTGACCAATGAGGAAGGATATGGGCGCGACAAGCGCTCGGGCGATTGCCTACGGCACCGCCGCTTTCGCCCTTACGGGCCGAGCCTGTTTCACGTCTCGGCGCTTCGCGCTTCAATCGGCTATCGCGGGAGAGAAATAATGTCACATCACGCAGACAAACCGTTTGACGGTCCTGAGTTTCAGCGCATTCATGAATTACGCCGTCAGCTCCTCGACACAACCGGCTTTCGTGGGGCAATCGGCGCCTATCCAGAAGGCAAGCTGACGCCTTCCGACGAGGGCAACATTCAATTCGCCGTAGGGGAAACGAACGGCAAGGTTGTGATCGACTTTGGCACGTCGGTTCACTGGTTCGCTATGACGCCTCAGCAAGCGGCGGACTTGGCAAGCTCACTAATGGCGAAAGCTCGACTGGTTGGGCGCAAGAACGGCGAGACCATCACCATGACGATTGGCGGCTAATGCACCAGCTTTCAGCATGGGCCGAACGGCGACCCGAGCGCACCGAGCGGGAGCGCGCGGAAATAGCCGACCGGCAGGCGTCACATTTGCCCCCGCCAGAGCAAATCGTGCGGGTCTCTGACGCCGATATAGACGCGATGCGCGCAGCGTTCATCCGCCGGTTCGATGAAGATTTGCCGCGAACAGAAACGCTGATGGCGGTGGCTAATATCGGCTACCGGATGGCGCTACGCGATCTTGCGTCAGCCGACACTCACCCGAAGGGCGGAAACTCAACGGAGATTGAGGTTCCGGCTCCGCTGAGTGGCGCGGTCGGCGCAGCCGAGACGCCCAAACTACAGGACCATCCACACCAGGCTCTAACCCATGACCAACGATGATGAGATGCTCTTAGACATGGGCGATGTCTGGATGATGCTCTTTCGCAGTTATGCAAGGCGACAAAGGCGACGCCGGTTCCGCATTTCCGAAACAAAGAAGGATCGAGATAATGGGTGACGAGCTTTGGATGCGCCGATGGATCGCCAAGACCTCATTCGTGTTCGGGATGGCTGCTGGTTTTCTGCTCGGCTTCGTCATCGCGTGGAGGATGCAATGACCCCCTCACCATCAAGTCAGGAAGAAGCGAGAGAGCTGAAGGCGTGTCCGAAATGCGAAGGCACGAACATTGTAATCGACCAAATGTCGCCGCACGGGAAGCGCTACACCCGCTACTGCGACACATGCGATTGGAGCACGGCGACCTTTGAGACGCCAGAAGAAGCGACTGCCGCATGGAACCGCCCCACACCCGACCTTGGCGATGGGCTGGCCGCATTGATCGACTGGAGGCCAATCGAAACGCTGCCGTTTGGCGAGCGCGTCATGCTGTTTTTCGAGCATGGCGAGAAGGGCAACGGAGAGATCGACTTCAGCTGGGTCTATCCGACGGATGAGAGCAATCCGGCAGGGCCGTGGCATTACTGGAGTTGGGGAGGTCCCAATTCTGGTAGCGACTTCGAGCGGGCCGAAAAGCCTGTCTTATGGGCGGACCCGGAACCGATTGTAGCATCGGCCATCATCGCCCTCCGCGCAGCCCTGGATAAGAAGGACTGAGATGGATTTTGGACCCAATCCGGCTTTCGCGGCTTCGCCGTCCAGCCCCTACGGGTCTGGCCCCTTCGGGCTTCAATCCGGGGTAGGGCGCGCTTGATGGCCGTCTATTGCGACCCATCTATTCTGCCGAGCACGAAACGCGTGCTTGTCTGCGGCGGGCGCGATTTCTCCGACGCGGCGTGGCTTGCGCGCATTCTCGATCACCTGCACGATGCAAGCCCGTTTGAGCTGCTAATCCACGGCGGAGCGCGGGGAGCTGATACGTTGGCAGGAAACTGGGCGAAGGCGCGCGGCGTTCCGGTCCAGGTTTTTCGGGCCGATTGGGACAAGCACGGGAAGGTCGCTGGCATTCTGCGGAACAAGCAAATGCTGGAGGAGGGCAAGCCCTCGCTCGTCGTCGGCTTTCCCGGCGGACGAGGGACCGCAGATATGATGCGGAGGACGGCGGAAGCGGGCGTTGATTGGCTGCGCGTTTCTCGCGATAGCGATACTCGTCCGAAGGACGGAGACGCGCAGCAAGGCTCCGCTCGCGAGTAGCGCGGGCCGTCAGGCATCGCCCTAACCCCTTCTCACCCTTCTCACTGCAGCAATAAGCGCTCCAGCGGTTTCCATTGCCTGAGCGTGATCGAGTTCTCGACCCAAGCAGGTTTTGTTCGTCCACAGCGACAGGCGGATAGTTCCGAGGTCGGACGAGACGACAATCTCGCTGCCGTCGCCAAGCGGGATGACGGTTGTCATGCCTTCACCCGCTTGCCCGACTGCCACGATCCGCACCGCTGGCACTGGAGCCGCTGGATGAAGCTCGCCTTGGTTCGGCGCACTCCACGGGATTGAACCTGATTCGATCCGCAGGCCCCGCAAGCGAGCGCCGCAGTCATCCCCATATGCGGATGATCGAACACATAGGGCTTCACTCGCTCATAGACTTGCTTGAGCAGCCGAACGTCGCCAGCGCAGTATTTCGCCATGCGCTTTTGCGCTTTCGGGCAGCCGTCCATCACTGACAGCCACATTTCGAGGCCGTCATGCTTGACCTTCGCGCCCAGTCCCAGGAGAGGCGCGATATAGTCGAGCTTGTTACAGATAAAGCCCATCTTGCGGACGGCTTTGTAAACGTCGATTTGGGTTGGCGGTGGAGGCGGCGGCATGGCCTCCAGCAGGAAATTGCCCATCAGCTTGGGCATGTCGAACGATGCGCCGTTATAGGTGCATACCGCGTCCGCCTCTGAGATCAGGCGGTGAACCTCTTCGAGCATCGGCCTGTAACCATGCTCCCAAGTTGAAAGAACGCGAACCTTGCTTTCATCGCCCCAGCCTACGCCGACGCAGATTGTGCCGCCGTCTTTGAGGATCTGCTTGTGCGAAATATGCTGGTCGCGGATTCCGAAGCTGGCGATGATCGCGGGCTTGGTTTCAATATCCAGGAACAGGATGCGCGGTGTGTTCTCATTGGCATAGTCCAAAACGGTTCCCCCGCTGCCCTTGCCTACTTGTTCGGATCGACTTTCGACTGCTGGATCACCCAGTCGATGAGCTGGTCGTGTCGCTCTTCGTTTTGGGCTGCGAGCAGACGGTCAGCGGGCGAAAGACACAGCCAGGCCGGATCAATAGCTCTACAGGGGGCTGGGCCGGTTTCGGGTATTGGGGTGCGACCGGCTGAACCTTTAGCGGAGGGGTTGTCGCGCAGCTCGCGAGCAATCCGCTCAAGGCGAGAATTGAGGTCTGCAACACGCGCATCGGAAATCTCCTTCTGGCGCTGTTCGGTGCGTTGAATGTCGGCTCTGTTCTTGGCTTGCGCGGCCTCTTGAGCCTTGGCATAGGCGAGGCGGTCAGCGTGTCGGGCTGCATCGCTCTTGGCGAG